TTTATAATTGTTTGTAAACTCATTTGTTATCCTTATCTTGCACGATATGGTAGTTCTTTTTCTGCCGCACGAACACTACCTAATAATAGTCTGCGATTCTCTGCGAATAATTGTGCAACACTCTTGGAATCAATTGCACTAATATTATAGTTGTTAACTATTTGTGATCCGCCACTTGCACCATTTGGGATGACAGTGCCTGCTGTTTTTGGTACAAACAACTCAGGACCTTTCTCACCAACAATACTTGGCTTACCTACTGGTGGACTACCACCATTAGCAAATCCTAAAATGCTACCAACTGATGACCAGAACCCTCCGCCACCACCGCCGCCGCCGCCAGCGCCCATCATACCCATAAGATTTACGGCTGCGGCTTTTAATTGTATTTTTAGTAAATCTTTAATAACTGATGTTGCGAAATCACTGAAACTAAACTTGCCATGGTCAACAAAATTATCAATTGCACTAGTCATACTACCCCACAATGCATTCACTTGATTCTGTGCCATCATATATGGAGTCATGCTTTGTGCTATTGCTTCATATGCGGCTCTTGCACCTGCAATGCCACTTTGCTGTAGTAGTTTTTCGTTTTTATATTTTATTTCTAACAATTCACCATTCTTCTGATAGTATAATTCTTCTAATTTGATTCTGGCTTCTAGGTCTTTCTTAACATTTTCATTTTCTTCTTTGCTTAATCTAAGTTTCAATTCTGTTATTTTAACTGCATGTTCTCTTTGAAGTCCAGCAAATTCAATAGTTTGTTTCATCTGTTCTTCAGTACCAACGCCATAGATAACAACAGATTTCATTTGTTCTTTAACTAATTCGCCCTCTATACGAGCCATAGTTTGTAGTGCTTCAAGATTTCTGGTCATTGTTAGTCTTTGTTGTTCTAACAATGATAGTTTAGCAGCCTCTTGTTCTTTTAATTTTTTGGTTGCTTCAAAATTCTTATTAACTTCCACTACTTGCGCTTTTAATTGATTAACAACCTCTTGGTTAGGTCCGCGTCTGTTAGTTTCTTCAACTGCAATTTGTTTAGTTAAGTCAGCAATCTTAATCTTAGCATCGCTTTCCATTTGCACTAAGTCACGTTTTAAGTTACCTGCAATCTCATCTTGACCCATTGTAGCAATAACTGTGCGTAGGTACTTTTGTGCTTCAGTGTTTTGTAGTGTTAGTTGTTTTGTTTGTTGTTGAGCCGCAACGCCTGCTTTTAATCTTGCATCAAGTTCTTCTTTGGTGTACTTGCTTACTTGACTTGCATCATATGCAGCCTTACTTGGTGCACTAGATGCTGGTTTTGCAGGTGCTGCACCTGGTTGATTCATTAAGTGTGCGGGTGTTCCTGCTCTGCGTTTTGCTAATTCTGCATCTTCATTAGAATTTAAATCACTAGAATAAAGTAATGCAGTAGCACCAATGCCAAGTTTGGTCAACATTCCTAATTTACTACCAACGCCCATGCTGGCTATTTCAGCGGCTTGTAATGCTTTGGTTAATGATACAACTGCTGTTACAATTTCAATAATTTGTGCAGCCTTACTAACTGCAAATGCTACACCAATTGCAATGCCAAGAGTCTTAACAACTTTCTCTGCTTGTTCTGCTGTTAATTTAAAGTTTTCTACATCACCAATAATTGGAGTTAGTAATCTAATAGCAGCCATTTGTAATTCACGGAAACTACTTTGTAGATTGTCAACTACATCAGCCGCTTTCTTCATTTCATCTTGAAGTTTTGTTATGTCTTTAGTGGCTAATGCTTCTTCTAAAGACTTTGGATCAACATTCTTAATTGCTTTGCCAAACACATCAACGGCTAATGCAGTGCGACCTGCACCTGCTTGCATCTCACTAAGATTGTTGATAGCCTTTTGTAGTAATTCTTGTTCGCTTAGTCTGCTTAAGTCACTTAATTGAATGCCTACTTTGGCTAATGCATCTTGTGCTTTCTCGCTACCTTGTGCGGCTTGATCCAATGTGTTAAAGAATGTGGTAATAATCTTACCAGCATCATCAAAATTGCCACCGGCTTGTTCAATACTTTGAGATAATGCAGTAACATAACCAATAGTTAGACCTGTGGCTTTTGCAACATCATCCATTGCATCAGCCATTTTAAATGCGCTAGTAATGAATGCGGCAAAACCTATTCCAGCAAGACTACTACCCAAGCCACTGATACTATTTTTCAACGTATCAACTGCTTGCTGTCCCTCAACTGATAATCTAATTTTATATTGGTCTACTGTTGCCATGTCATTCCCTTATTTGATTTTGATTCCTGTTTTTTGAAAAACATAATCACGAATATGATCCAATGTTGGTTGAATCATACCCTTACCGCGTGTTTGCTCACTATAATTATCTTCTAGTCTTTGAGCATAAGGATAGTTAGCATCAATGGTAGTATTGTTTAATCTTGTTTTTCTACGAGCATTGCCGCTACGAATAGGCGTAACACTTACAAATTTCTTATGAGCCTCAATAGCAATAGTTCTGCTATTGAGTGTTCCCAATACTTTGTTCAATCTATCAGTTATGTTTGACACGTGCTTGCTCCATCATCACTGTTAACTCATCTGCACTTAATTGATAAACTGCTGGGTCAACTAACTTACCACTAGATTTTTGTTGAGTATATTTTTCGTATGTCGCAAGTACATCAGTAACCATCAAATCATAGGTAGTGGCTCTACTTGCTACTTCACTTGGAAGTAAGCCGTATGTTTCAGCCATTCTACCTATGGTAATCATTTCTGCGGTTCTCCAATTGTTTGTGTTGATGTCTTGCGTTGTGACTTTCCCAAGATATCACCAATCTTTTGAATTGCTGCCGTAGCGATATCAATTGGTAAGTCTTCATCGGCTGCTAATGCGGGTTTACCATCATCTAGTAAAATCATTTTACGCATGATTTTCTCTAAGTTACCAAATTGGTTCTCGCTTCTAGCATCATAAAAGTCAAAGTAAGATGTTAAACTTACTGTGTCATATGTGTAGAATGTAATTGTATCACCATACTTCTCAACCAAGGTAGGTTCATCTAGTATGATTTCTATTAATTGGGCTTTGCTTGCGAATTCTTTAATGTTCATTTGTTAATCCTTTAAATTGTTAATGATATTGTATTTAGTCTTATCTTTCATCCCTATCCTCTATCATTTGATTGATGAGGGCGATGCGAAAACTACTCTTTGCTTTTAATTGCTTAACTGTATTCATTACATCATTAAGCATTGCGGCACCTTTTGCTTCATCTGCAATCAATGCGGCTAGTCGTTCTTCTGTTGTCTTAATCCATACTTGATTTGTTGGACTCGAATGGTCTTTGTTCATTTGTTTACCTTTAAAAAAATAGGGGCACTAAGACCCCTATTACCTATATCATTGCTGAATAGATTAACCTGTAGCAGTTGTTGTCATTGTACCATCAACTGCAATAGTTAATGGTGTGACCCATACAGGTGCATCTGGGCTAGTTGTTGGTGCAAGACTTGTAATAAATCCTTCACCTTCACTAATACGGTCAGTAGCGCCTGCGGTAGCACCAGCCCAATAGATTGTAAATGCAATCGGTGTCTTGTTGACTGACAAACTTGAAATGCCTAGATAAGCCGCTGTGTTAGCAGTAGCACTAGAGTTTCCAAAGTATGTTGTGTCATCAATAACAACATTGGTACTGATTTCATTGTCTGCTGGTGTTGATAACTTGCGTGTATCTACATCAGAAAAGGTAGTATAAGAATACACACCAGTGCTGTTAGTAATTGTAATATCCTGAATAAACGGGATAGTTAAGTTACCTCCTGCTGTTGCTGTTTCTAATACTATTACTGGTTGTGTACCAGTTGTGTTAGTAGTAATGCGAGCCATAATATAATCTCCTTGTTTGTTATTGGAACTCTAATCTTTTTAATTGAAATGTCCAGGTATGTTTTTCGCTTTGTGGTCCATAAACTAATTCTTGTGAAAAATCTCTTTCGTAATAACCATCCATTAATTGATAGGTTGCACCATTCATCGTATAATTTACTAATGAACTAATGTAACCATTGATTTCAACTTGATGAGTATCATCTTGGAAACTAATATAAAGAATCTTGATTTGATCGGTTGCAACATAAATGTTACCACCCAAACTCAATGCTAATTTATATGGTGTTCTGCTAACGGTATGAATATCGCTAACATAAATTCCATATCTAACAACATCGTCATCACTTGGGAAATCGTCAAATACTTCTATTGCCCAAGACCTAGGTATTAACTGCTGTATAGAAGTTACTACTTGTCCTGGAGTAATTAATGGTATAGCCATTAAAAGTATCTCCTGTCGTTATTGAAATAATCAACGTCAGCAGTCCAGTTTTCCTCTAATTTTGTTATAGGAAGTCCATCACCGTATAGGTCATAGAAGTTCATCAACTGTAATGCTTTTATCCATTCATTATCATAACGCTTCTTGGCAAACTCATAGTTATTAATATCTACTTCATTCAAGTTTGCAACATCAGTAACTAATGTTTCATAAAATGTTAATGTAGCATGATATACATCTAATCTAATAAGCGTCTGGTCAGACTTGACTAACTTATTTGGATCGAATGCAGTAACTAATTGTCCTTGACTATTATTTTTGTAATATGTTGAACCAAAGACTGTATCACAATATTTGTTCCACCATCCAAACTCTAACTGATAGAGAATTTCTTGTGAACCAACTGCGAAATAATCGTCCCAATTAACTTGTAAACTAGCAGCCCTACGTTCCGCTGCCGGATCGTAGAACTGTATGTCTGCTGTAGTTGCATTGCTTATTCGTTGAAATGGGACGCTCATGTGTACTCCTGGTTATTAATTATTTGATTAGTCTTGGACGATATTGATAGCACCACCACGACGCTTGTCGCCTACACCAGCACCGAAGTAACCCATGCCAGTTAACCATTGTTGTAAACCACCTGGCTTCTCACCAGTTTTGATTTGTAGACCTTCTTTGATAACTGTGAAGATTGCACTGTCACCGAAGTAAGCACCAACCAATACAGGATATGAACCACCTGCTAGACTTACGATATTACGTGTTGCGCTTGGTAAGAATGTTGTTGACATAACTTGGCAACCATAGATGTTTTCAATGCGACCTGAAGATAACAATTCGTTACCTAATGCAGATAGATTAGAACCACCTGATTGAGATACTGCACCACCTGTCAATTCAGTTAACAAACGATTCAATGTTGAACCGATAACACCGTCATTACCATTGCTGTCAACGATGATAACAGGGTTACCAGGCATACGTGCAACTTTGAAGTTTTGCTTGATGTTACGAACCATTCCTAACACAGTGTTAGAAGTGAAACCTGCTGCTGGAGTACCTGCAGTAACTCCACTTGGAACTAAATCCATAGCACCTAATTGTAATACACGTGCAAAACCATCTGCTGGTGTTGTACCATAGTTTGTGTTAACTGGTGTAGTCTTGAATGACAAGAATGCTCCGGCAACACGTTGGTCAACTTTTTCAGCAAATGACTCACCAAGTTCAGCACCTAATGTTGCTGCCAATTGGAAACTTGTAGTCCATGAAAAGAATACGTCAAATGCAGTTGCGGCAACTGCTGGAGTTGCTGTAACAGTACCTTGAGCCAATGCAGGGTTTTGCTCTGAAGCATCGCCTTGCACGTTTCCACCTGAACCAGCAGGATTGTAATCCTGATATGTGATGGGTGCAAAGTTAGGAATCAAGAATTCATTACCTTGTGTTGGTGTAACAACATTAGTCAAATTGACCATGCCGTTGGATTCGTGCATAGCACGTAATGCGAAATTCGCAATTGCGGTTGTGAAGCCGTCTGCTTCATTGTTGGAACCACCTAATACATAAGCCATTATAATCTCCTATAAATTTATTGTTGGCAATTTAAAATAATTTTCTACTAGCCGAACTGACACTTGCACTAACTGTGAGACCCTTTAAGCCTACATTCTTGCCTAAGCCATTTCTAGATGCCCATGCATTGAATGCTGCTGGATCACGTGTGTAGTCAGGAATACTTTCACCGACTTCACCTGCAAAACTGCCTTGTCCAGGTCGTAAACCTGATCCACTGTTTTGTTGATTTTGCTTAAGTAACTTAGGATTACCTTTAGCAATTTCTTGTACAAGACCTTGGATTGATAATGGATTACCATCACTACCGTATCGTTCTTGACCCTTGTTATTGACAATTGTATATGTACCGTCATCATTCCATTGAATGTTAGACTTTACTTTATTCAATGCGTAATCAATAAGATCGGAATCAAATCTATCACCCATAACTCTTTGTATGTCTGAATCTAATTCTTTCTCACGTAGACGTTGCTCTTTTACCTGCAAGTCTTGTTGTAGTTTATTAAATTGCTCATGCAAATCATTTTGTGCGGGACGACCTCGTTTTGGTTGTTCCATTGGTTGTTCGTTACCACCGGATTGTTGTTGCGCCCCAAGTCTTGCTGCCCATGCAACTGCGGCTTCTACTGTTTGAAACTGCTGTCCGCTTGCGTTGCTAAGTGCATTAAGAATACTCTGAGTCTGACTCTTGCGAATCACACCTGGATTTACTTGGTTTACTTCATTACCCTGTTCTAGATTTTCTGCTGTAAGGTTATCAGCGGCGTTAACGTTGCCAACGTCATTAATTTCGTTCATTTGTTTGTTTCTTTCTGACTATACGGAGTCACCGATTGTAATCTGTATTTATCGTCCTACGTTCATGCCAGATAGTTGCACGGCAATAGCGTCTTGTGTATTATAACTCTGACCTGTATCTTGTATGCCAGCGTTATCATACATGATATCTTCTTCTTGTTCTTCCATATCTTCTTCAACTGAACCTTCTTCACGTTCAATTGGTATCTGACTACCTAAATCTCTTGTATAGATTTCTGATTCTTGTTCAGTTGCTAACTGTTGTAGTTGTTGTGGCAATGTAGATATCACTGCATCACTGTATTCTTGTACTTCACCTTTTGGTGCAAGCAATCTAACAACTTCTTGTAGTATCATACCCGAAACAATTTCATTGTCAGGCAATAGTTGTTTTGCTTTCTCCATGATAGCCATACGATAGTTGGTATCATGTGCTTCATAGTCAGTACCATAAACAATCTCACCAGCCCAACGCATGTCCATAAAACGTGCGGCATATGTCCATAATTGTTCTTCGGCTACTTCCATTTCACGGCTCTTTGCTTTTGCAACTCTATGAAGTTGTTTACGTTCTTCAATGATGCTGATGCCTGATTGAACTTGGTTCTTGGTGTTACGTATGCCACCTAAGCCTGTAAGACCTTCAATCTGATTTAATATATCTTGTTGCTTGCTAATAATCTTGTCTACATCACCTGTATCAACTGCTATAGTTTCAATCTGTCCTTGTGTTGCTCTTACGATTGAACCAGCATGAGCAGGAACTTTAACGCCATTATCAGCACGAATAATTGTTTTAGCAAATTGAATTGATTGGTATGCTTCACATTCTAATTTGTAGTATTCACGCATTGCATCACTTGCGCTATCAATGTCACTTACGCCAACATCAATAAGTCTTGGGTCACGACGACCATATGCGATAAAGCCTGGGATGCCCATGCCTTCAGGATAATAACCTTCACCTTCTAATTCTGCTTCGCTTTCGGGTTTTGCTTTTTCTACTTCATATGAACGCCAGTAACTAGGAGTAACAGCATCTCCTAAATGATAGCACTTGAAGTAATAGCAATCGTTTTCTTCACGCTCTTTAATTTTAACATACTTAAGAATAGGTCTGCCACCATACATCTCCCATTCCCAATCCCATACATCTAATGGACTGATTGAACAAACATAAGGACGACCTAAATTGCCTTCATTAGCCTGGGGCATGTCTACGAAAACCCAGCAATGTCCAAATATACTTGTTAAGTCTCCTACTGTTTCCATGAAGCCAGTAAGTGTACGATTTTGTAAGTCTGTATCTAATTGGAATAGTTCAG